GTATCTCACAGGACCGTATCTGGGCTGGAGAAGTTGGTCGCTACAAGGGTGCCTACTTCGTAGAGTCACCACGTCTATACGTAGCAACTGATGGTGCTGCATCTGCAAAGGTGTACCGCACAATCATCGCTGGACAGCAAGCACTTGCTGAGGCAGTGGCAGAAGAGCCACACACAGTTATCGGTCCAGTCACCGATAAGTTGAACCGCTTCCGTCCAATCGGATGGTACGGCGTTCTAGGCTTCGCACGTTACCGTGAAGAGGCTCTATACCGCATTGAGTCAGGTTCATCAATCGCATAGTTGATTGACGGGTGGGGCTAGGGAAACCTAGCCTCATCAGTAAGTTCACTAAGGAGAACAATGACAACTTATACATTCACTACACCTGTAGTTGAAGAAGGACCATCTGGTCAACATCGCTTGTTCTACTTCTTCCGACTTAACCGTGGGCTGACAGTAGTTCGTGAAGGCTCAACCTACAGAACAGGTCGATACTTTTCACACGATGAACTAGAAGCATTCGACGAATACTGGCTAGGTGGACACGAACACCCTGGTATCAGTGAAGCAACTAAGGCAGCAATGATTGCTGCAGATATAGATGTAACAGAGGCAAACTTCGTAGCAGAGTAGGGACACTATGCACCAGCACATCAGTAAGGTTTTAGATTGGGGCTTCACCCCAGAGCACGATTTTATAGCAACAAAATGGGGATGTGTTCTTTGTGACGAGACATCAGATAAGCCATTTGAATATGAAGAAGTTTCAATCGACCACACGCAGTGCGATGAAGATTGCTTCGGATGTAAGGCTAAAGGACTTCAGTTAAATACTGGAGATGCTGGCAGACCTATCTCTGACAAGCAATGGAATGGCAGATTATCTTTCTATAAGCGAGCACGTGAGCAAGGTATTCAACCAGCAGGTACACATCCTGCTCAGGTTGAGGCAGCATACAAAGCAAGTGAAACATTGGGCAAAGCGTATGACGCTGGCACAATGGGAGTAAGAGCAGACAAGGTTACGAAATCCGTAGCCGAAGTAATGAAAGCGGTGGAGTAAATGATGGGTAAGAAGATGGCAGGAAAGATGTACAAGATGGCTGAGAAAGAAATGCCTATGAAGATGGCAAAGAAGAAGGCTGTCAAGAAGGTTGCAAAGAAGGCAGTAGTCAAGAAGAAGATGAAGTAATGCCAGTCCGCAAGCCTGGTAAGTGCCGCAAATGTGGCAAGTCTGACAAAGCGTGTAAGTGCTGATGGCACAGATGAACGCACGTCAGAAGGCAGCAGCAGAGGCTGCCCGTCAACAAGCAAAGTTCGAAGCAGAAGTCAAGCGTCAGGTTAAGAAGCAAATGCAGCAACTTAGCCCAGTCGGAAAGACACCTGCACAAAAAGCCAGAATGTTACAAAGAGGATTACCATAAAATGACAGACCCAAGACTAAAGCGAGCAGGAGTATCTGGTTTTAATAAGCCAAAGCGTACACCGAGTCACCCAAAGAAGTCACACGTTGTTGTGGCTAAAGAAGGCAACAAGGTCAAAACTATTCGCTTTGGTCAACAGGGTGTCACGGGTGACCGTAAGCCTACAGCACGTCAAGCATCATTCAAAGCACGTCACGCAAAGAACATTGCCAAGGGCAAGATGTCTGCAGCGTATTGGGCAGATAAGGTGAAATGGTAATGGCAAAGAAAGTTGCATTCTGGGACAAGAAGAGTCCAAAGAAAAAGTCAACACCTCTTACACCAGCACAGAAGACCAAGGCGAAAGCAATGGCTAAGAAGGCTGGAAGACCTTATCCAAATCTTGTGGATAACGCAAGAGCAAAGAAGAAGTAAGAAAGCAAGGGGACAATGAACGACAAGTTAGCAATCGCCTGGTGCGATAACGGTATGGTTGATGGCAAGTTTATGCAGGGTGTCACTGATGTGATGCTTCATTCTGGTGTAGAAGTTGTCACAACTCTACGCAGCCAAGGCAATCAAATTGCCAGACAGCGTGACAGAGTAATCAACCATTGGTATGAAGGCAACAAATCCGATTGGCTTCTATGGGTTGACTCAGATGTAGTCATTAGCCCAGATACCTTTAAGTTGCTTTGGGATAACAGAGACGTGGAGAAGCGCCCTATCCTTTCGGGGGTCTACTTCACAACTGATACTCCTGAAGAACCACTTATGGAACCGATGCCAACTTTGTTCTGGTTCGTAGTAAATGGTGAAGAGGTTGGAATCAAGAGAGTCCATCCACTTCCTAAAGACAAGTTAATACAGGTAGGCGCAGCGGGTATGGGATTCGTCCTGATGCACCGCAGTGTCATTGACCGTATCCGTGCGGTTCTACCGACAGCACCACTCTTCTCAGATGTGGGACACGGAAAGAATTTTATGGGTGAAGATATCTACTTCTTCGCTCTATGTGACAAGGCTGACATTCCAGTCTTTGCTCACACTGCAGCAACAGTTCCGCATATGAAGCGGTTCTCCTTTGATGTTAACTACTACGACGCGTTCGTAGGGAATAAGAGGAAATAATGTCGTACACCCTGAGTCAGATGATTGATGAGGTTGTTCTTAACTTGTCTGGTTATACCTTCCAGCAAGACCGAGCAACCTACCTGAAGACTGCAGTTACAACTACAACATCTTCAAGTGCTTCACCGCTAATCCTGTCTCTGGGTTCGACTGAGAACGTTGGTAAGGGAATCATTGAGATTGATGAAGAGTTGCTATGGGTTGATTCATTTGACCGCATTGCCAACACTGCAACAATCGCTCCCTATGGACGTGGTTACTTAGGCTCAACTGCTGCTACACACACGGCAGATACCAAGGTAACCATCTCCCCAACCTTCCCTCGCAACGCTATCAAGCGTGCCATCAATGACACAATCCGCTCACTAGGCGCAAGCATATTTGCAGTCAAGAGCACGTCATTTACATTCAATGCTGCACAGTCAACATACGCGTTCAACAACTTGAACATCAAGAATATCTTGACAGTATCTTGGGAGTCAATCGGACCATCTAAAGAGTGGGTACCAATCCGCCGTTGGGACTTTGATTCAACCGCAGATGCCACAGCCTTTGGCGCATCTGCTCAGACAATCACATTAGGTCAGGCTCCAATCCCAGGACGTACAGTCCGAGTTGTGTATGCAACTGACCCAGTTGAGTTCACAAGCAACTCACAGGATTACGCAACACAGACAGGACTTCCAGAGTCAACACGAGATGTTGTCATCCTTGGAAGCGCTTACAGACTTCTATCATTCCTTGACCCAGCACGTGCTTCTCAGGTTAGCCCACAGGCTGATGAGACAGACAGCAAGCGTCCATACGGTGCTTCACAGAGTGCGACCAAGCAACTTTACGCTTTGTATTCTCAACGTCTACAAGAGGAAACAAAGTCACAGCAAAAGAATTATCCACCACGAGTTCACTTCTCCCGCCGATAGGAACCTGAATGACAACTAGAAAATACTCATCCCGCTCTCAGCAAACTACGCTGACTGGCGCACTCACATCGTCTGGAACTTCAGCGACTGTAGTATCAGGCTCTGGCTTACTAGGTGGTGTAACCATCTCTGCTGGAGAACTCTTCACAGTTGTTATCGACCCAGATACAGCCCTCGAAGAAATTGTAGATGTCAGTGCCGTCAGCACTAATACACTAACAATTGTTCGTGGAGTTGACGGTTCAACAGGACAGGCTCACTCAGCAGGTGCTGTGGTTCGACATATGGCAATTGGTCGCGACTACCGCGAAGCCAACACTCATATCGAGGCAAGCGCTGGAGTTCACGGTGTAACTGGTGCAGTAGTTGGCACAACAGATACTCAGACCCTAACAAACAAGGACCTGTCATCTGCTACTAACACACTGTCGACATCAGTTGTAACCCTGACTGGAACACAGACTCTTACCAATAAGACATTAACTAGCCCAACTATTACTGGCACTGGCGCTATCGCTGGCACTTTCACAGGTAACCTTACAGGTAACGTAACTGGCAATGTAACTGGAAACGTTTCAGGAAACGCTGGAACAGTAACTAATGGTGTCTACACAACTGACACTGGAACAGTAACTTCAACGATGATTGCCAATGGCACAATCGTTAACGCTGACATCAACTCAAGCGCAGCGATTGATAAGACTAAGATTTCAGGCACAGCAATTACCGCTGCAGATACTGGAACTGTTACATCAACTATGATTGCTGATGGGACTATTGTCAACGCAGATGTTAACTCTTCTGCTCAGATTGCCTATGGTAAGTTGGCTCTGACTAACTCAATAGTAAATGCAGATATAGCAGCGGGTGCTGCAATTGCATTATCTAAGTTGGCTACAGACCCACTGGCTCGTGCTAACCACACTGGTACACAAACAGCATCTACTATATCAGACTTCGACACACAAGTTCGCACCTCTAAGGTAACTGACCTTGCTGCTCCAACTAGTTCATTCTCAATGAACAGCCAAAAGATTACAAATGTTACAGACCCAACTTCTGCTCAAGATGCTGCTACTAAAGCATACGCTGACACAAAGATTGCAGCAACTGAAAAGGGTGCAGTCAATGGAGTAGCAACACTTGGTTCAGATGGCAAGTTGACAACTGCTCAGATTCCAGATGTAACAATTACAGATACTTTTGTAGTCTCATCCCAGGCGGCAATGCTTGCACTCACTGCTCAGGTGGGCGATGTGGCTGTACGCACAGACTTAAACAAGTCATTCATCCTACGTGTTGCAGGAGCATCTACTCTTGCTAACTGGCAGGAACTTCTTACTCCAACAGATTCAGTTCTATCTGTAGATGGTTTGACTGGAGCAGTAGTTCTATCAGGAACATACGCAACTATTGCATCTGATAATGCAAAGTTACCTCTAGCAGGTGGCACTATGACTGGTGCTATCGCAATGGGTACCAACAAGATTACAGGTCTTGGTGACCCAACCAATGCTCAGGATGCAGCAACTAAGAACTACATTGACACAGCAGTTATTGCTCCAGCAAATCTAACTGGTCCAATTACATCTGTGGGCAACGTAACCTCTGTTGCGTCTCAGACTGGTACTGGCTCAACATTTGTGATGCAGAACAGTCCAACCCTGACAACTCCAGCACTAGGCGTTGCAACTGCTACTAGCATCAACGGAACATCAATCCCATCATCTAAGACTTTGGTTGCTACTGATTCAACTCAGTACGTAGTACCAAGCCAGACTGGTAACTCAGGTAAGTATCTGACAACAGATGGAACTACATCATCTTGGGGAGCAGTAGATGCTCTACCTTCTCAGACTGGTAATGCAGGAAAATATTTGACCACCAACGGTTCAACCGCTGCGTGGGCATCAATCGTAACCGACCCTACACCGTCAGTATTTATGCTGATGGGTGCCTAAGCAAAGGATATAAACAATGGCAAAGAAAGTACTTGGGCAAGTAAACCCATCTGCAACAACACTTACAACTCTCTACAC